TAGTCTATTAGACGCTATAGCAACTGGTAACCAAGAAGAAATGAATGCTAGGTTTTCAGCTGCAATGAATGATAAGATTAATGATACCCTTCAAGCTAGAAAAGTAGAGCTTGCACAACGCATCTATGGCGATGTACAGGCTAAACAAGCAGCTGAGACTAATGATGATGCAGGCACTACAGAAACAGAAACGGTAGCATCTGAAAATGGATCAGAAGAGGTTTAAATATTTTAGAGAACCAGCAACGATCAAAAGATTCGAAGCTGGAGAAGATAGGATCGAGGTCCAACAGGACATCGACCACTATGATATTGTAATTAACGACCAAGTAGTTGAGACGTTTAAAACTAAAGAAATGGCTTTAACAGTTGCAGAACAAACTGCTGAGGCATTAAAGGATAACAAATGAAGTTAATTCTAGAACGTATGGATTCTGATATCTCTGTTATTACAGAGGCAAAACAAAACGGCACTAAAGACGTTTTCATTGAAGGCGTATTTATGATGGCTGATGCACAGAATCGTAACGGTCGTATTTACGAATCAAAGATTTTAAAACCTGCTGTTGAAAAATATATTCAAGAGCAAGTTAAATCAGGTAGAGCAGTTGGAGAGCTTAATCATCCAGATGGCCCAACTATCAACCTTGACAAAGTTTCTCACCTAATTACAGACCTTCGTTTCGAAGGTAACAATGTAGTAGGTAAGGCAAAAATCCTAAACACACCTATGGGTCAAATCGTAAAAGGTTTGCTTGAAGGCGGTGTAAAATTAGGAGTATCATCTCGTGGTATGGGTAGTCTTGAGCAACGCAACGGTACAAACTATGTGAAAGATGATTTTCACCTAGCTACTGTTGATATCGTTCAAGATCCATCAGCACCGGCAGCTTTCGTTAACGGAATCATGGAAGGTGTAGAATGGATCGTAGAGAACGGTATTTACAAGCCTCAAGAAATTGAAAAGATTGAGACTGAAATTAAGAGAACTCCAAAGGCTCAGCTTGCTGAAGCTCAAGTACGTGTTTTCCAACATTTCCTCTCTAAACTTTAACACTAAGGAGTGATTTGAATGTCACAAAAAGATCTTAACCAAGATCAACTAGACGAACAGCTTAGTGATGAACAACTCGTTGAAGTTTCTGAGGAACAAACTCTAGCTGAAGGCGATGCAGCAGCATCTATTGATCCAAAGGGCGACGCTAAGTCTGCTAACTTTGGTCAAGGCGCTGACTTCCAAGACGACAAGAAGAAAACTCTTGCCGACCTTGGCGCAACGAAAACAGCTGAAGCACCTAAGACTAAATCGGGTATCATCGCAGCAGCAGTTGAAAAATTGTCTAGCTTGAAAAAAGAAGATCTTCAAGCTGTCTATGCTCAACTCTTCACAGAAGAGCAAGCTACAGAAGAAGTTAAAGAAGCAGCGGTTGCTATCGATGTATCAGAAGACCTAAAAGCTCTTGTTGATTCAGATGCAAATCTTTCAGAAGAATTTAAAGAGAAATCTGCAATTCTATTTGAAGCAGCTTTAACATCTCGCGTTGCAGTTGAGAAAGATAAGTTAGAAGAGCAGTATCAATCTAAATTAGATGAAGAAGTAGAAAGCATTCGTTCAGAACTCGTTGAGAAGATCGACGGTTATTTGAACTATGTTGTTGAACAATGGATGGAAGAAAATGAACTTGCTATCGAGACTGGCCTACGCGCTGAGATCGCTGAGAGTTTCATTGACTCCCTAAAACAAGTGTTCGTTGAGCACTATGTTGAAGTTCCAGAAGGCAAGGCTGATCTAGTTGACGGTTTAGCTGAACAAGTTGAAGAACTTGAAACACAATTACAAGCTGCTACTGAGAAATCAGTTAAGCTTGCTGAGTCAGTAGAAACATTGACTCGTGAAAAGATTGTAACAGAAGCTACTGAAGGCATGATCGCGACTGACGCTGAGAAGCTTAAGTCATTAGTTGAAGGTATCGACTTTGAAGATCAAGAAGGTTTCGCTAAGAAAGTTTCTATCATCAAAGAAGCTCACTTCACTAAAGCTGCTACAAGTTCTACAATCGTAGAAGAAGCTGAAGAGCAAACTGAACAGCAAACTGCTTCACCACGTATGGCTGCTTATTTAAGCGCTATATCCCGTACTACTAAAAAATAAAGAGGAAACATAACATGTTTTTAGCTGAACAAGCACAACAAAAATGGGCAGAGGTTCTTGACCACGCTGATCTTCCAAAGATTAGTGACCCATACAAACGCGCAGTTACTGCCGTTATCCTAGAAAACCAAGAGAAGGCACTTGCTGAAGAGCGTGCACAAGCTTCTTACGGTTCATTACAAGAAGCAGCTCCTGCTAACGCTACAACTGGCGGTACAGGTAACATGGCTAACTTCGACCCAATCCTTATTAGCTTGGTTCGTCGTTCAATGCCTAACCTAATCGCTTATGACATCGCTGGTGTTCAACCAATGTCAGGTCCAACTGGTTTGATCTTCGCGATGAAATCACGTTACACTTCACAAGGCGGTACAGAAGCGCTTTACAACGAAGCTGATACAGATTTCTCATCATCTTCATACAACGGTTCTACTGGTACTAACAAAAATGGTACACACGGTGGTTCATCTGATTCATTACCAGGTACAGACACAACAGTTAACGCTGGTGGTTCTGGTACAGCTGGTACAACTGGTGCTGACACTGTTGCTGACGCATTCGGTGTTGGTGGTGGTATGACTACAGCAGAAGCTGAAGCTTTAGGTGATTCTTCATCTAACTCTTTCGCTCAAATGGCATTCTCAATCGAGAAAGCAACTGTTACTGCTAAGACACGTGCTCTAAAAGCTGAGTACACAATGGAATTAGCACAAGACTTGAAAGCAGTTCATGGTCTTGACGCTGAAACTGAATTAGCAAACATCCTTTCAGCTGAAATTCTTGCTGAAATTAACCGTGAAGTTATCCGTACAATCAACGTTAAAGCTAAGTTAGGTGCTCAAACAGCTAACTGCACAAACGCTGGTGTGTTTAACTTGGTAACAGATGCTGACGGTCGTTGGTCAGTTGAAAAATTCAAAGGTCTTCTAGTTCAGATCGACCGCGAAGCTAACCAAATCGCTAAAGATACACGTCGTGGTAAAGGCAACTTCATCGTTTGTTCATCAGACGTTGCAACTGCCCTCGCTGCTTCAGGTATGTTAGTTTACAACCCATCATTGTCTACAGATCTAGCAATTGATGATACTGGCAATACATTTGCTGGTGTTCTAAACGGCAAGATCAAAGTGTACATCGATCCATATGCTACACAAGACTACGTAACTGTTGGTTACCGTGGTACAAACCCATATGACGCTGGTTTATTCTACGCTCCATATGTACCACTAACAATGGTTCGTGCAGTTGATCAAGGTTCTTTCCAACCTAAGATCGGCTTCAAAACACGTTACGGTATGATTGCAAACCCATTCTCTAACCCAGGTTCATCACCAGTTAATGATACAGGTTTAAATCGTACTAACGTTTACTTCCGTATTTTCAAGGTTACTGGCCTTTTAGATAACGCGTAATCAAACGTGATTTTATAGAATAATAACTATAAGATAATACAGAGGGGGCTTCGGTCCCCTTTGTCTTAAGAGGACTTCGGTCCTCTTTTTTTATCTGGTGGGACATATAAATAGATTATATCGTGGAGATAAAGAATGGCAAATAAAAAGTATAGCATTGGTGGATCACCAAACCTAGTAACTCAAAACAAGAATCCGCTGGTCTCAACAGACTCGTTTCGGATGGTATTCTCACGTGCGCCTAATGTACAATATTTTTTACAGGGTTTTAGCATCCCATCAGTAGCGGTAAATGAGACTGTTATTCCTCGTGGAAAACAAAATGTTTATGCTCCTGGAGATGCAATCGTATTTGAACCTTTGACCGTTACAATGCTTGTTTCTGAGGATATGGACAACTTTAAAGAGATGTTCGATTGGTTATATCGCGAGATTAATAGTAACACAATGGAAGATAAGTATGATGACGTTACAATTTACATCTTAACGAGTAAAAATAATCCTAATAAGGCAATAACGTTCCGAAATATATTTCCAACGACCATAGGTAACATCACATTTACCGCAACTGAGGCAGATGTAGTATATGCTACACTAGAAGTAACATTTAGATACGACTATTTCACGTTCGAATAACTGTTTACTTTTACATAAAAATGTGGTATAATAGGGTATAAAATAACCCTAAGGTTTATAACATGCTGACACTTGAACAAATATTAGATAATTGGAAAAAAGACTGTGAGATCGATGATGTCGAACTTGATAAGTCTTCGCGTGAAACTCCTAAACTACATGCTAAGTATGTAGAACTCCTATCACAAGCTAAACTACAAAAACACCGTAAAGAGATGGAGTTTAAAAAACTCTTGAAGGATAAGTTTATGTGGTATAACGGCAAGATGGACAAAGCAACCATGGATGAAAAAGGTTGGGAATATGATCCGTTTGATGGCCTCACAAAGCCAATGAAGAGCGATATGGATTACTTCTATGAGAGTGATCCGCAGATACAAACAATACAATCACAGATTGAGTATTGGAAAACTGTGATAGACACTTTATCAGACATCGTCTCTAATATTACATGGAGACATCAAACAATTGGCAACATGATTAAATGGCGTCAATTCACTTCAGGTGTATAATGGTTCCAACAATTGTCATTGATAATTTTTTTCCAAATCCAGATGCTATTAGAGAGTATGCTCTGTCTATAGAAGATTGGCATAAAGATGAAGAATTAAGATGGCCTGGAGTGAGGACAAAAAATCTTCACACATTTGCATCAGAGAATCACAATGAACTAGCGTGGTCAGTATATAATTGTTTACCTAGAAACATAACATCACAGTGCGATGAATTTGAGAAATTTGATGTAATGTTCCAACTTGTTGGAGAAGAATACATTGATGGTTGGATACACGATGATGGCACTGATTTGCATTTTGCGGGTTTGATATACTTAAATCCAAATCCACCGCCAGATAGCGGTACTTCAATGTATCATCATACAACAGACACTCTAAGTTATTTTAGCGAAGAAGATCTGGAATTGAAAAAGAAGTTCTTATCTAAACTTGAGTTTAGAGATGATTATATTGCATTAAGAGATAAACGCCATTCTCAGTTCACTGAGGTTACAACTGTGCATAATGTCTATAATCGTTGTGTTATATATGATGCACACGCATGGCATAGAGCCAATAAATACTTTGGTAAAGGTAAAGATGATTCACGCCTTACTATAGTATTCTTTGGTAAGTTTGGTTATGGAAAAACTAATAGTCAGTAAAGTCAATGATGTTCACATGAGAATTGAATGTGAAGGTGGTGCTAGACAAGAACTAGCAGACTACTTCACGTTCTATGTTCCTGGTTATAAATTCATGCCTGCATTTAAGAATAAAATGTGGGATGGAAAGATTAGATTATATGACTTGCGTTCTAACACACTATATGTTGGGCTGTTAGGTTATGTTAAGAAGTTTGCTGAAGAGCGTGAATATGAAGTCGAAGTAAACTTTCCTAGTCAAATTACAAAAGTCAATGAAGAAGATCTTCAGACATTTGTTACCAAGTTTCTTCATCTTCCATTTACTCCAAGAGATTATCAATACGAAGCTGCTACGCACGGCTTACGTAACAAGCGAGCATTGCTCGTATCACCTACCGCTTCTGGTAAATCATTAATCATCTACATACTATTACGCTTTTACATGAATGTGTTGAAGGGCAAACGTCTGCTTCTCATAGTACCCACAACATCACTCGTAGAACAGATGCGTTCAGACTTCTTGACTTATGCTCAGAATGATGATTCGTTTGATGAGTCTCTGATCCATACAATTTATAGCGGTAAAGAAAAAGATACACAAGCTCCGATCGTTATTACAACTTGGCAATCAATTTACAAATTACCTAAACAGTGGTTTGAGCCATTTAGAATGGTTATTGGTGATGAAGCACATACATTCCAAGCTAAATCTTTATCATCGATAATGGAGAAGTTGGTTGACTGTCCATACAGATTTGGTTTAACTGGTACTTTAGATGGTACACTTACACATAGGCTTGTCTTAGAAGGATTATTCGGACCAGTTTATCAAGTTACAACCACTAAAGCATTGATGGATGCAGATCAGCTTGCTAAATTAGATATCAAATGTTTGGTGATGAAATATTCAGACGAAGAATGTAAGTCAGTTAAAGATAAGACTTATGCTGAAGAGATTGATTTTATCATAGCTCATCAAAAGCGGAATAATTTTATTAAGAACCTGACGCTAGATCAGCAAGGTAATACGTTAGTGTTGTTTAATCGAGTAGATAAGCATGGTAAACCGCTATTCAAATTAATTAGAGAGAACGCTAAAGAAGATCGTAAAGTCTTTTACGTTTCTGGAGAAACAGATGTTACTGATCGTGAAACTATTCGTGCTATTACAGAGAAAGAAAAGAACGCTATTATTGTGGCGTCGTTAGGAACGTTCTCAACTGGTATCAACATTAAGAACCTACACAACATCGTATTTGCTTCTCCATCTAAATCACAGATTAAGGTGTTACAATCTATCGGACGCGGATTAAGAAAAGCTGATGATGGTAGAGATACTGTACTATATGATATATCAGATGACTTGCATTGGAAGACCAAGAAGAACTTTACTCTTGTCCATGCCGGAATCCGAATTCAAATATATAGTAAGGAGCAGTTCAATTATAAGATCCACGAGGTAAAACTTACATGACACAATACCTCCCAAGAGATATTAGACAGATAAAACTTACTAGCGGCGAAGAGATCCTAACAGAGGTTGTTGGGGAAGATCGCGAAGAAGTTCTTATAAGAAACCCGTTATTGGTTCATCGAGAGAAGGTTCAACTAGGAAATATATCTAGAGAAGCAAACTTGTTTACTCGATGGATGAGCTTAGCAGATAATGATGAGTTTATCATCAACAAGAAACATATTATCATAGAAGCTTTAGTCAATGATGCTGTAGCAGTCTATTATAATAAGATGACAGTTAATATTGAACAAGATTTACAAACTCCGATCACTAAGGCAGAACAAGCCGCAGATCCTTCAGTAGTGCAAGCAACTCCAACGTTACACTTATTGGATGAAGAAGACGACGGTACACCGCCAACATATCATTAGGATTTATTATGCAGTTTGAATATTATATACATGAATTGAAATCACCAGGTTATATCACAGCTAAAGTTCCAGCACCTATCATGGATGTCTTTAATGCAGCGATTAAAGATGTACAAGATGTGGGTGGTGAAGATGTTGCGTATAAATTAGCTGGGCACTTAGATAATCAAATAAATTTGATGGATCGGCAAGACTGTGTTGATGCTATCACGCCATTCTTGTATGACTTGGCTCATCATTATGATTTTCATTATGACTATATGCGTAGATTTCAAACCCGTGAAGATTCACAGACACTATATCTGCAAGGATTGTGGTTAAATCTTCAGAAGAAGTATGAGTTTAATCCGCTTCATAAGCACGGAGGTGTATACTCATTTGCACTATGGCATACAATTCCGTATAATTTAGAAGATGAAGTAGCTTTATTCAAGACGCAACATTCTAAAGCATCATGTTTTGAATTTGGGTATATGGATGCATTAGGCCTTCAACAGTTTGAAACTATCCCCGTTGATAAATCTTATGAAGGTGTTATCTGTTTCTTTCCAGCTGTTCTCCATCATGGAGTGTATCCATTCTATACATCAGATGAACGTAGAATAACGATTGCTGGTAATCTTTACTTCAGGTCTTAAAAGTTATACCTGCTGGCCCCGGGGGGTAGATCTATTATATACTGTAAATAATCTGTTGTACATAGGCCAGTGAAAATAAATTAAAAATAGTTGTACATTTCGTTATTAATGTGGTATAATATAGTATGTGTCCCAAATACATTGGAGTGAATGAATAAATGACTGAACCAAAGACTCGTCCGCATTACGTGGACAATAAGAAGTTCGGTGCAGCCTTAGTAGACTATGCAGCTATAGTCGAAAAAGCAAAATCCGAAAATCAACCAATCCCTGTCGTACCGAACTACATTGCTGAATGCTTTCTCAAGATCGCAGAAGGTTTATCTCATAAAGTAAATTTTATCAGATACACTTATCGTGAAGAGATGGTTATGGATGCTGTAGAGAATTGCTTACGCGCAATCACTAATTATAATCCAAATGCAGAGACACGAACAGGTACTCAAAACGCATTCTCATACTTTACTCAAATTTGCTTTTTTGCCTTCTTACGTCGTATTGAAAAAGAGAAGAAACAACAAGATATCAAATTTAAGTTTATTGAGCAATCAGGTATTGAAGAGTTTATCGCTAGTGTAGAAGGTGATGATACTCACGGTGAACAAGCATTCATCGATTCTCTAAGAGAACGTATTGGTCGTATCAAAGAAAAAGATGCGCAGATCAAAGAGTTCGCTAAGAAAGAAAAGAAAAATAAATCTTTAGAGTTGTTTATGACTGATTCTATGGTTGAAGAACTAGAATCTTTCATTGCTGAAAATACTGAGGCTGCTTAATTGAAGATCGCTATCTTAAACGATACACATTGTGGTGCACGTAATTCCTCTGATATCTTTATGGAGTATCAAGAGAAGTTTTATAGTGATGTGTTTTTCCCATATTTGATTGAGAATAAGATTGACAAGATCATTCACCTTGGTGATTATTATGAACACCGTAAGTATGTAAACTTTAAAGCACTAGAACACAATCGTCGTATCTTCTTAGATAAACTAAGAGAGCATAATATTACTATGGATATTATTCCTGGTAATCACGATGTGTTCTATAAAAATACCAATGAGTTGTGTTCTCTAAAAGAATTGATGGGACACTATATGGATGCAGTGAAGATCTATATGGAGAACACAGTAGTTGAATATGATGGTTTAAAAGTTGCATTGGTTCCTTGGATCAATGTAGAAAATTATGCTGACACCATGGACTTCATCAAAACATGTTCAGCAGATATTGTTGGAGGTCACTTTGAGTTCTCTGGTTTTGAAATGTATAAAGGTATTCCAAATCCCCATGGAATGGACACAAAAGAGTTTAGTCGTTTTGAAATGGTTCTCTCTGGCCACTTTCATACTAAGTCTAGTCGGGATAATATTCATTATCTTGGTTCCCAAATGGAGTTTACTTGGGGTGATTGCGATGATCCCAAATATTTTCACGTCCTTGATACTGATACACGCGAAATAACGCCTGTTCGTAATCCACATACACTTCATACAAAAGTAGTGTACAACGACGAAAAAACAGATTATAATGGTATGGATGTTACTCATCTCGATAATCAGTTCGTAAAGGTTATCGTTGAGAAGAAACAAGACTTCTTTGCATTTGATAGACTCATTGATCGTATTACACAACGACCAATTCACGAGTTAAAGATCGCTGAAACTTTTACAGAATATATGGGTGATAATGTAGAAGACGAAGAGATTAAGCTTGACGATACACAAGTATTATTAGACTCTTATGTTGATGCAGTTGAAACAGAAGCAGACAAAGAGAAATTGAAAACACTTCTACGAGGCTTATACGTAGAAGCACAAAACCAAGAAGTGGTATAAATGGCTGGAATTATATTTAAAACTGTACGATGGAAAAACTTCTTAAGTACAGGTGATACATTTACAGAGATTCAATTAAATCGTAACGATAGTACACTTATCGTAGGACAAAATGGTGCAGGTAAATCTACACTATTAGATGCTTTGTCCTTCGGTCTATTTGGTAAACCATTTAGAAACATCCTTAAGCCACAACTATTAAACTCAATCAACAATAAGAATGCAGTAGTTGAAGTTGAGTTCTCAGTAGGTGCAGCAGAGTTTAAGATCGTTAGAGGTATTAAACCAAATACTTTTGAGATCTATCAGAATAGTAATCTTATTAATCAAGATTCAAATTCACGAGACTATCAAGCATTCCTCGAACAAAATGTGTTAAAGCTAAACCATAAATCGTTCCACCAAGTAGTTGTAATCGGTTCTGCCTCTTTTACTCCATTCATGCAGTTACCGCCAGCACAACGAAGAACGATCATCGAGGAATTGCTTGATATTCAAGTGTTCTCAAGGATGAATCAACTCCTTAAAGAAAAGATTGCACGCACAAAGGAACAAATCAATGACGTCAATAACCAGTTGGAAATTTTATCAGAAAAAGTTAAACTACAAAACAAGTATATTACAGACGTCGAGTCCCTTGCAAAAGATCAGGTTCTTCTTAAGCAGGAAGAAATCTCAAACAACATGTTATCGGTACGGGACTTACAGGAAAGAAATACTGCCCTTTCTGAGCAAATATCCAGGTTGGTTGACAGACAAAAATCTCTTAAAGCTGTTGAAACAAAGAAGAACAAGTTGGCCGCATTTGGTGGTAAATTTACATCTTCCATTACACAGTTCGAACAAGATAAGAAGTTCTTTACTGATTCAACGTTATGTCCCACTTGCGATCAGGAAATATCTGCCGAAGCCAGGGCAAAGCATATCCATCGATGCGATAGCGAGATCACAAAGATCAGTGAAGGCCTTGAGAAACTCCAAGAGGAATTGCTAGCAGTTGAAACTATTGAGACAACTCTCTTAGAAGAGATAGAACAATTTCAAAATGCACAGATGGATATCGTTGCAAATAATGCATCAATCTCAGCTTTACAAAAAGCAATCGACAAGTTAGAAGCAGACATCCTTAAGATTGAAGGAACAGAAGGAGATGTTGGTGCTGCAACAGCAGATCTTAAAGCTTTACAGGTTGAGAAAGAACGATTAGCAGAATTAAAGCTATCTCATATTGATGGTCAAAATTATAATATGATTGCAAGCGAAATGCTTAAGGATACTGGTATCAAGACTAAGATCGTTAAGCAGTATCTTCCAGTCATCAACAAGCTAGTTAATCAATACTTACAGATCTTGGACTTCTTCGTATTGTTTAACTTAGATGAGTCCTTTAACGAAACCATTAAGTCTCGTTATCGTGATGAATTTACATACGCAAGTTTCTCTGAAGGTGAGAAGCAACGTATTGACTTAAGTCTTCTGTTTACATGGCGTCAGATCGCCAAGATGAAGAATTCTGCCAATACAAACTTATTGATCTTAGATGAGACTTTTGATTCATCGTTAGACAATGACGGTATCGATAACCTTATGAAGATCCTTGGATCCGTACAAGATACCAACGTGTTTGTCATCTCACACAAAGGTGATGTGCTTGATTCTAAGTTTAGAAACAAGATTGAATTTGTTAAAGAAAGAAATTTTTCGAGGATTAAATAATGGAACTAAATTATCAACTCATCCCATATGATGATCCACTCTTAACTAAAGTGGTAGAATATAAAGAAGTAGAAGACAAGCCTAAGTTTGCTGAACAACTAGTTAATGCGTGCAAATTCTTTAATGGTATCGGTCTATCAGCAAATCAAGTTGGTATTGATAACCGTATCTTTTGTATTGCATTCAATGATTTTGCTGAGACATTCTTCGATCCTAAGATCGTGGAATATTCTAAGGATGAAACGATGTTTGAAGAAGGTTGCTTATCACAACCTGGCGTGTTTATCAACTTAAAGCGTCCTAAGCAGATTAGGGTTGAGTACACTAACCAAGAAGGTGAACGTATTACTGCAGACTTTAGCGGTCTTACAGCACGTATCATTCAGCATGAATACGACCATATGGAAGGTACAAACTTCTTAAAACGTGCATCACCGCTTAAACGGGCATTGGCACTAAAGCATGCAAAGAAAAAATAGCTAACAAAATCAACGACTTGCAAGGGGCATGTACAAGTGCCCTTTTTTATGGTATAATATTCCTATATTAGATAATAAATAACATGCAGAAGGTGTCCAATGTTAGAAAAACTTGCAGTCAATTTATCACAGCAATCGACTTTAGCGAAATTACTCGCTAAGGAAAATATTCAAGTCATCCACGGTGCATATAAGACAGCGTGGTTCGATCCTCAAAAGCGTGTCTTAGCTTTACCTGTATGGAAGAATAAAGGTAAAGCAGTCTATGACTTACTCACAGGTCATGAAGTTGGACATGCACTTTATACCCCTGCAGTTGGATGGCACGACGCCGTTGATGATGTCAACGGTGCACCACGTGCATATCTTAATGTGTTAGAAGACGTACGTATTGAACGCAAAGTTCAAGACAAGTATCCTGGTCTTCGTTCACAATTCCAAAAAGCATACAAACAATTATCGGAAGAAGACTTCTTTGGCATCGAACAAAATAATGTTGATGTGGATACTGTACGCGTGATCGATAAGATCAATGTCAAATCTAAGTTAGGTCAACACATTGAAGTTCAGTTCGATGCTATTGAGCGTGGTTTTTATAATGCGGCATTTAAGACTGAAACATTTGAAGAAGTTGTAGAGCTTGCTAAAAAAATCTATGCATATCAAAAAGCTTTAGACGAAGCATCTACTAAAGACGAAAATGGTAAAGTGTCATTGCCAGAGATTGTCGATCTTGAAGATGACATGGACGGTGAAGATAGTCCTGATGACTATGAAAAACCAGAGCAAGAGCAACCTCAGCAAGAAGAAGACGAACAAGCTGCAGATGGTCAAACAGGTAAAGGCCATGACTATGAAGGACAAGATCCTTTAGCAGACAAAGACGTGACTGAAGGTCCTAAACAAAAATCTCAGCAAGATGAAAAATCTCAGCAAGATGAACCAGAAGCTTCAATGGAATCTCTTACTGATAAAGCTTTCCGTGAACGCGAGAATGAGTTGCTTGCAAATGATGATCTAAAAGACACGATGGTATTCACGATCAATAAGATCCGTCAACCAAATGTTGAGATCGATTATAAAGAATACTATACTAAGTGGGAAGAAGATCTACGCACACTTCATAATGAGTATGCTAGAGAACTTATTGATGATCGTCGCATTGAACTAAAAGACAAGTTCACAAAGTTCAAGTCTGACACAGAGATGGCTGCAGCATATATGGCTAAAGAGTTTGAGCTACGTAAAGCAGCATATCAGTACTCTCGCTCAAGTGTTCAAAAGACCGGTATCATCAACACTAATAAGTTGCATGCTTACAAGTATTCAGAGGACATCTTCTTAAAGTCTACTAAGCTTGCAAATTATAAGAACCACGGTATGATGATGTTCATCGACTTTAGTGGATCAATGCAAGACAACATTGGACCAACTATTCGTCAGCTGCTGAACTTAACATTATTCTGTCGCATGGTTCAGATCCCATTTGAAGTGTATGCATTCACTACTCGTGTGCGCGATGATAACGATGATCGTAATCAAAAATGGGAAGACTTCTCTGATTGCGAGATTATCCCTGAGAAGTTTAATCTGCTGAACCTAATGTCATCTCGCATGACACGTGCAGAGTATCAAAAAGGTCAAGACATGCTATGGCACTTGTCAATGGCATGGGACGGTCAGATGACAAATTGGTACATCAACAAATGGAACCAGTTACATAGCACTCCATTGAATACATGTATCGTGTTAGCAAATGACATGATTAAGACATATAAGGCTAAGCATAACATTGAGAATATGACAGCCATGTTCTTATCAGATGGTGACTCTGACAACTTCCAAGTTCGTATGACTGAAGACGGTGACAAGCATCGTTTAGAGACTAAGAGCTTCTATAGTTATCGTGGTCGTAATGCAATCGTACGAGTTGATGGCCATGCATTGAAAGTCAATTCAGTTACTGGTTCGAACATGACTGAAGAGCTCTTGAAGTTCTTAAAGAAGAACACCAATAGTAATGTGCTTGGATTCTTCATTAGTCAGTATCGTAACCAAGCCATCAACAAAGTTATGGGCGAAGTTCCAGCTGGCATGTATGTTAAGTACAAAGACAAGTACACAAACCAGATGAATAAGAATAAAGCTCTTATTGAAGATAATGTGTTTGGTTATGATCGCTATTTCGGTCTATGTACAAAGTATATGGACATCGTAGAGGATGAGTTTGGTGAGCTTGTAGAAGATGGTGCAAGCAAGAATAAGATCAAGACTGCATTCGCTAAGATGACTAAGGCCAAGCGTGTAAACCGTATCCTGCTGAACGCTTTTGTTGATGCAATTGCGTAAAAGAAGGGGGGGGGGCTATGTACAACGAGCTAAAAGTGTGGTATAATATACCCTATAGACAGTATTATTTTGTAATGTAAAACAGTGAAAGGTGTCCAACCATGAAAGCAGAAGTAAAACAAGCATTTGTAAAAACTTTAGGTGATAAGTTTCCAGGCCGTTCAATCTTTGATGTACAAGAATTGATCGATCATGCTAACGATATGGGATTAGGTTATCCTAACTTTATCACTAAACCAGAAAATCGAGTCGGTCGAGGCAAATATCAAATTCAGATGTTAGCAGCGGTCGTTCCACTAAAAAAACAACCAGTTGCAGAAGTTGAAGATCAACCTAAAGCAACAGTTAAGCAAACGGTAATTGAACAAGTGAAGATTGAAGTACCACAAAAAGATTCGATGTATGTTTCATGGGGATTCTTCCGTGATATTAAACAGATCATCGACTCAAATGCATTCTATCCTGTTTTCATCTCAGGTCTTTCTGGTAACGGTAAGACTATGATGGTTGAACAAGCATGTGCACAAGCTAAACGCAAGTATGTACGTGTTAACATTACTGAAGAAACAGATGAAGATGACTTGATCGGTGGATTCCGATTGGTCAATGGTGAAACTGTATGGTGTGATGGTCCTGTACCACAAGCCATGAAGCAAGGTGCAATTTGCTTGATTGACGAGATCGATCGTGGATCAAATAAACTCATGTGTTTACAAGCAGTTTTGGAAGGCAAGCCTTTGTATATCAAGAAGACAGGTGCGGTGGTGAATCCCGAGATTGGCTTCAATGTGATTGCAACAGCTAATACAAAAGGCAGAGGATCAGAGGACGGTCGTTTTACTGGAGCACGTATCCTTGATGAAGCCTTCCTTGAACGTTTCGTCGCAACGATTGAACAACCATATCCTTCAATTGCTGTTGAGAAGAAGATTATCCTTAACGCTATGGAAGCTTATGGCAAACTTGATGGTGAATTTGCAGATAACCTTACAACTTGGGCAGATATCATTCGTCAGACATATAAGGACGGTGGCGTAGACGATCTTATCTCTACTCGTCGCTTAGTACATATCGCACGAACATATGGCATCTTTGCTGATCGTGCCAAAGCAATTGATCTTTGTATCTCTCGCTTTGATGAAGATACACGAGTAGCGTTCTTAGATCTCTACACTAAAGTAGATTCTAAAGCAGTGGTAGCACCACAAACAGAACAAGAAGTGGCGACAGATACAGTAACGCCATTTTAATAGACACCTTCGGAGGAGATTTTACACGCTCCTCCTCCGTTTAATAAGGTGATTTTGAGTGTGTTTTATTATGGAGTATTTTTAAATATGAAAAGCAAACAAGGTCGTTTCTTGGCAGCATTGCAAAAAGGTCAAAACTTTACTGAAGGTCAAGTAGCATCACGCTTCGGTATCAAGAACGTTTCAGCTACAGTAAGTAACTTGCGTTCACAAGGTTTTTGCATCTATGCAAACAAAACTAACGGCATGACTACGTATCGTTTAGGCACACCTACACGAGCAGTTATTGCTGCTGGTATCCGTGCTCTCCGCAATGGTGAGTATGTAAATCTTACTGCTTAATATTCTTTAAGCGGTTGAAGCGGAGAGGGGAGATTGGACACCGACCCTCTCTTCTTCTTTTTTTGAAAGACTATATTATGAAGACGTGGAAACACATTGTGAACCAGATCGCTGGTTATTCTCCAACAAAATTAACATTACGTGAGAAGTTTAAATTATGGCTAGCAAGAAAGATCTAAAAGATATTGTGAAAGCCAGTCAAAATGCAACGACTGGTGGACGAAAGTTTGATGGTAACAAAGCTCAATATGGTTTGTTACCACCTTTGGCATTAAGAGCCACAGCAGAAATCTTAACATTTGGTGCAGAGAAATATGAACCAGACAATTGGAAATATGTACCAGATTCAAAACGCCGTTATTTCGATGCATTACAACGACATGTTTGGGCATGGAAAGAAGGCGAGCAAAATGATCCAGAAACAGGAAAGAATCACTTAGCACATGCACTATGTTGTCTTATGTTTTTATATGAGCATGACGTAAAATATTCAAAGGATGAAAAATAATGGATTGGTTTGGTCTAACAGCACAAGCAGAACTTGAAGCAATACAAGCACAACTTGAAAAAGTCAAGCGTGAACTTGAAAGCAGTAAAAATTTAATCGATTCTATTAATAAAACGATGCGCGATGCGTCATTTGCATTTGACTTTGAGAAGATGAATGCATTCTCTATTGAACGTATGGCTAAAGATAACTTGCCATGTACTGTTATTGGTTATCCACTTCCTAAGGTTGAAGTAAAGGACGGTGTGGAAACTACTAGTACATCTATCAATGAATGGTACTTATACTGCAGCGATAAGCAGCATGAGAAACTAGTAAAAGAGTTCGAAGAATATCGCAAAAAAGGTGTACAACCCACTGAAAATGTGGTATAATTATATTATTAATACGTTGAGGAACCAATATGAAGCTAACTAAAGAGACGATTGCAATCTTAAAAAACTTTGCAACAATCCAACCAAACCTTTTGTTCAAAGCGGGTAGTGAACTTAAGACAATCGCAGAAGCTAAGAACATCGTAGCTAAAGCAACCATCACAGAACAAATCCCGCAGGACTTTGGCATTTATGATGTAAACGATTTCCTATCTTCTCTATCTCTATTCAATGATCCAACATTTGACTTCTCAGCAGATGGTAAATCAGCATATATCACAGAAGGTAAATCATCTCTAACTTACTTCTTCTCTGATGAAGCTTCATTGACATATCCTCAAAAAGACGTAGCGATGCCACCAATTGATGCATCATTTGTACTCACAGATGCAACGTTGAGTTCATTGAAACGAGCTACAGCACTATTATCTGTATCCACAGTTGCGGTTGAGGACGCTGGATCAGGTATGGTAATTCGAGTTAAGGATGCTAAGAACAGCACTTCTAACTCTTATGGTACTGAGGTTGAAGGTAATAACGGAAATCATACTTTCAAATTCCACTTCGATATCGGTAACTTTAAGATTTTACCGGGTGATTATGATGTATCAATCTCTGGTAAACTTATCTCTCACTTTAAACACAAGACACTTCCAATTGAATACTGGATTGCTCTTGAAAAATCATCAACTTACGAGGCATAATTATGAAACTGACAGACCTACAATTAGTAGTACAAATCATCGACCTAGCATCTGAAAAGGGTGTATTCAAAGGTGCAGATCTTAAAACCGTTGGTGAAGTTCGCGAACGCATCATCGACTTTGTAAAAGCAAATGCACAACAAGTAGAAGGTAATGCACAACCAGCAGCAGAAGGAGCACCAGCAAATGAGCCTAACACAGAGACTAAGTAATCCTGCAGATCGTAAAGCAGTGTACGATGCAATCGTTGAGATCTCGAATTCAATGACTCGTATGGAAGCTGAACGCGATCTTATTCGTGAAACGTTGAAAGACGTAGCTACTAGGTTTGAGTTACCACAAAAGTATACTCGCACATTAGCAAAGATTTACCACAAACAAAACTTTAATGAGTTTAAAGCTGAGCAATCAGAAGTAGAAGATCTCTACGAATCTATCAGCGCTTAATTGTTGTTATATTATATTATGGAGTTTTTGAATGCAAGATCAATTTTTGTGGGTAGAAAAGTATCGTCCTAAAACGATCGACCAGTGTATCCTTCCAAAAGCTCTTAAGGATACCTTTCAAACAATAGTCAAGAACGGTGAATTGCCAAACCTAATGTTCTCTGGAACTGCAGGTCTTGGCAAGACCACTGTAGCACGTGCCTTATGTGAACAACTTGGCATTGATTATATCATCATCAACGGATCTGAAGAAGGTAACATCGACACCCTTCGTACAAAGATTCGTCAGTTTGCTTCAACAGTATCACTACAAGGCGGTTATAAATGTGTGATCCTAGACGAGGCAGATTATCTAAATCCACAGTCAACTCAACCAGCTCTTCGTGGTTTCATTGAAGAGTTTGCTGATAACTGTCGTTTCATCCTAACTTGCAACTTTAAGAACCGTATCATTGAACCACTCCATTCTCGTTGTGGTGTCATTGACTTTAGGTTTGATAAGAAACAACTTGCTGGTCTCTGTGGTCAGTTCTTAACACGACTTAAAGAGATCCTTACAACAGAAGGTGTAACATTCGAAGAAGCTACACTAGCTGAACTAATTATGAAGCATGCTCCAGATTGGAGACGTGTACTTAATGAAGCTCAACGTTATTCTGTTGGTGGCACTATCGATGCTGGTATCCTTGTAACACTCAATGACAAATCAATTAAAGATTTAATGGAAGCTCTTAAGTCTAAGAACTTTAAATCGATGCGTGAATGGGTTGTAAATAACATTGATACAGAACCACACGCAATCTTCCGCAAGATCTATGATGCTTTAGGTGAACACCTGCAACCTCAAACAATTCCTGCTGTCATCCTTATCTTAGCTGATTATCAGTATAAGAATGCATTCGTAGCTGATCATGAACTAAACGTAGTTGCTTGTATGACTGAAGTTATGGCATCCGCGGAGTTCAAATGAGAGCAGATATATATTTCAAAGAAGGATTCTGGTGTGTAGACTTCATAGACAATAACTATGAACGATTGCCTACAGTTGGAATATTTAAAGAATTAGAAGACGCTAACCAATCTGCGCTGATTTGGGTGGAAGGTGAGAAGAATAATGTGGCGATTGTGGGCCAAAGCTCTTGGTGAAAAAGCTAGTGAATGCGATCGTGAATCTGATAAGGTTGCATTAATTAGAACATTAATTTTGTTATGTTATGTTGTTACAAACCTGTTCATTGTAGCAGGTGTTATAAGGCATTGGTGATATGATACAATATGAATTTCAAGTTGTTGAGTTCAAAGATCCAGACTCTCGAAAGATTTGGAAAGTTGAACTACAAGTTAAAAAAACTTATCGTGATGAATACAACAATGTTATCAAGACCGATGGTTGGCTAACAGTTCCAAGGGTAGAATTCTTAGCTAAAGATTGGACTACACCATGAGTCCATTTGAATTTATTAATGCCATCTGCGATACTAAGCAAAACCTTATCGTAGACGAGGCATCTGAAAAACTATATAATCCTTTCATGGTGAATAGATCTTTGTCCTATCACTATGACACTGTCCTGCTGGCCAATGAAATGAACCAGCGCCATTTCCTGGATAAGAAGCTTCAAAACGAGTTTCTTATAAATACAGTCAGGAAGAAAAAAAGGTTTGCCAAATGGATCAAACCTATTTCTTCAGATGATTTGGAAGTGGTTAAAGAGTATTATGGCTATAGCAATGAGAAGGCCCGTCAAGTTCTGCCTCTGCTTAGCGATGATCAAATGGGACAATTGAGACAAAGGATTTTTAAAGGTGGAAAATAACGAAAAGAGCGTCGAGTGGACACCAGCTTCTATGCTGGAAGTTACACTGAACGAGCCGGACGATTTCTTAAAAGTACGTGAAACTCTAACTAGAATCGGAGTAGCATCACGTAAAGATAGGAAACTATATCAATCTTGCCATATCTTACATAAGCAAGGTAGATATTTCATCGTTCATTTTAAAGAATTATTTGTATTGGATGGCAAGCCGTCAACCATTACAGAAAATGATATTCAAAGACGAAACACAATTGCGGTGCTATTATCGGATTGGGGTCTTGTGAGTATAAATAACGTCGAGCAGTCCAAAGATCGGGCTCCTTTAAGACAGATCAAAGTATTGTCATTTAAGGAACGCGATGAGTGGGAACTATGTCCTAAGTATAACATAGGTAACACAAGAAAAGAATTCTAATCCGCAAGGATTGAACTGGTTTCAAGCGATGTACCAGAAAAAGAAACATCGTTCCTTATGCCCATTTGGGGTAAGGTCTATAACTTAACTCGCTTAATAGGAGCTATTATGAACGCATTAGTAAAACAACTATTCGAAAAACCTTTCGAAACTCTAAACGTATCTTCAAAAGACTTTGATAAGTTCTTTGTTGGTTTTGACGATCAATTCGACAAGATTGCAAAGATGTCACAAGACTTGGCTAAGAACGTTCCAAACTACCCACCATACAACATTCGCAAAGTAGCAGATAACAAATACGTTATCGAACTTGCTATTGCTGGTTTCTCACAATCTGATGTAGAAGTTACTATTGATGGTAACAAGCTTACTGTTTCTGGTAAGACTACAGATGACGCAGAGACAGATTACCTATTTAAAGGTATCGCAAATCGTGCATTCACACGCACATTTGCACTAGCTGACAAGATCGAAGTTGAATCTGCAGAGATGGTTAATGGTATGTTAAAGATTGCTCTTGACAAGTTGGCTGAAATTTCAACTGTTAAGAAGATCGAAGTGAAAGATTCATCATCATCTAAAAAGTCAAAGAAAAAGTTTTTAACAGAGGCTGATGAATATGATGAAACTGCTGAAAAACTGTAAAGACTTTTTAGTTGCTTTTATAGCAACGTTGCATGAAGCTAAAGAGATGCAACGTAAAAGCAGGAGAATACCATGAATAACTGGGTACCAATGACCGACGATGATTGGGATTGGGTAAACGGTATTCCACCTAAAACTCCTCAGCAACCAAAGTCATAAAATGTGGGAGGCTTAGTGCCTCCCAACTCTTTTATAGATAATACTATGAAAGAGAAAATAAACGTTTTAGTATCGATGGACACAGTCCGATTGGGCGATTGGTTTATAAAAGCCAGTCAGATGAAAGGCTACGTTCTATTGATAATGACTAATTTTTATACTGGTAAGTTTATATTGCAGCATGTCGACGATGTGCACAAAGCAAACTTAATTATTGAATATGTTATTGAAAAAGGTGATTTATGATTAAATGTTTTCAACTCGTAACTGGTCACGATATTATTGGTGATGCAACAGAAGATGGTCCAGTTTGGATTATCAAAGAACCAGCAGCAGTACATCTAGTTCCAAATCAAAATCAACAAAGCACTTTCGGGATTGCAATGATTCCGTTTATGCCGTATGCTGAAGGCAGCAAGATTAAGGTCAAAAAAGAAGCTATCGCGATTGAACTAGATCCTACAATCGAAATGCGGAATAATTATAACAAGATGTTTGGGAGTGGTATCCAGATTGCCAATGTAATGCCAAAATAAGTTAACAAGGCTATGTACTTTTTTAACTCGTTGTGGTATAATAGGCAATATGGAATTCTATACAAATATCTCTCGTTATGGCAATCAACTCCTCTACCGTGGTTATAAAGACGGTAGACGGATCCAAACCAAAATCCCGTTCTCTCCTACGCTCTATGTTCCAGTAGAAAAACCTACTGCATGGAAAGCGTTAGATGGCAAGTTCGTTGAACCTGTCAGACACGAGACTATGCGTGAAGCCAAAGAATTTATGGAACGATACAAAGACGTATCGAACTTTGAGATCTATGGCAACACAAACTACATCGCTCAGTTCGTAACTGAGAAATTCCCAGGCGAGATTCAATTTGATCCTTCGCTAATCAACATTACCACGATCGATATCGAGGTAGCTTCTAATGAAGGTTTCCCTGAACCTGAAGAAGCAAAATATCCAATCATCTCAATCGCGATCAAGAATACGATCGACAACACTTTCTATGTGTGGGGTCTTGGTGACTATGATGTCTCTAAGTCAATCATGCAAGATAATCGTGTTAAGTATGAGAAGTGTCGTGATGAGCATGAACTACTAATCAAGTTCATTGCCCATTGGGGTACACCTTCTCACATGCCAGATGTTGTGACTGGTTGGAATATTCGTAACTTCGATATCCCATACATCATCAATCGTGCAGCTCGCATCGTACATGAAGATACGATTAAGAAGCTATCTCCATGGGGTAGAGTCGAAGAGAAGCAAGTCACTATGCAGAAAAAGCAAGTGCAGATGTATGACATCATCGGCGTAGCACAACTTGACTGGATGGATCTCTTTAAGAAGTTTGGTTACTCGTATGGTCCACAGGAAAACTATCGTTTAGATACGATTGCCAATACTGTACTCGGTGAACGCAAGCTTGATTATGATGGTACACTACATACATTGTACATGACTGACCACCAAAAATTTATTGACTATAACATTCGTGACGTAGATCTTGTTGATCGCATGGAAGATAAAGTTGGTTTGATTGTGTTATGTTTCACTATGGCATACAAAGCAGGTGTAAACTATAACGACACATTCGGTACAACTGGTATTTGGGATACACTCATCTATCGTTATCTGTTACCACAGAATATTGTAGTGCCACCAAACAAAGAGTCATTCAAAGAAGCTTATGATGGTGGTTATGTTAAAGATCCTCATTGTGGTGTACACGATTGGGTTGCATCGTTCGACGTTAACTCACTATATCCAAACATCATTGTTCAATGGAACATGTCACCTGAAACAATCGTAAGAGGTCGTCACGATCATCGTGTATCACCTGATTCTATCCTCGAAGGTTATGAACCTGAAAAGACAGAATATGGTATCGCTGGTAGCGGTCAGATGTTCTCTAACGAAAAACAAGGTTTCATGCCAAAGATCATCGAAGAGATGTATGATGAACGCGTTAAGATCAAGAAGCTTATGCTGGTAGCTAAGAAAGAACTTGAAGCTGCTGATAAAA